GAGCGTGACGGGATCAAGTGCAAGGGCCGGCCTGACATGATTGCCACTATCAACGGCGAGACGTGCATCGTGGACTTGAAAACCACGAACGACATCCGCTCCTTCGACAACAGCTTTAACCGATTTCGGTACGATGTGCAGGCCGCGTGGTACCAGTACGGTTACCGCAAGGCTTCTGGCATGAAGGAAGTGCCAGGCTTTTGGTTTCTCGTCGTCGATACGGAAGCACCACATTTGGCTCAGTTTATGCGACCCTCTACGGACTTGCTGGCAAATGCCAACGCCCGCATCGAGGAAGAGCTGGCGCACTTCAAGCGCTGCCAGCAGGGCCAAGAGTGGCCCGGTCTGCCGGAGTTCAAACTTATCCTGCCCCGCTACAATGACTAACGTTGAGTACTCCTTCCAGTATCATGGAGTGTACATGTACAGACTGGGCCAGTTTGGGATTCATCTCACTTCAGAGGGCAAGATTCCTTATGTCATAGGCAGGAGGTTTGGGCATGAGGAAGATTGGAAGAACCAAGCGGCTAGAGATTCAATTTTAGATGGGCATCTAAAGAGGGAAATTCGTTGGATACTTGAATCTCATTTTGAGATGCCAAAATCGGACTCTGCTTGGTTTGCCCAGCAGATAAACGATGACTTTGTTAAGTACCTAGAATCAAAAAATGTAAAATTAGAAAGCAATGACAAAACTTCTGCAAGAGCTAGACAGCCTGATCGAGGCATTTCCTCGCCATTACACTGCGGTTCAGGACAGGGATGCAGTGGCACAGATGATCCAGCGGGATTGCTGGACACACTTCAGCGTGAAGATGAACCAGCTCAGACAAAAGATCCGCTGCGAGATAGAGAAGGAGAAAGAGGTGCAGGAATGAGCGCCGAAACTATTTGGCTTAAAGTTTTAACTCCGGTTCCTGTTTCTACGCTGACAGAGTTGGTAGATGCAGCTCCAGAAAAAACATATATCCGAGCTGGAGGATGTGTAGAGCTTGATGGCGAATTGCGCCAAGTGCTCGAGTTTGTGGCCATTCACAATGCAACTACCGAGGAATCCTCGGCAGATCAAAAGGAGGTGCAGGAATGAACAAGCGACTTATGCAGTTCTTAAGTGATCTGGCAGAAGAAAATGACCGACTCGAAAACGATGTTAAGTGCGTCAAATTGCACCTTAATACTTTGATCGAAACTAATCAGGAACTCCGAAAGACACTGGCTGAATGGAAAGCGAAAGTACGAAAACTAAAGAAGGAGGTGCAGGGGTGAAGCTGATTAAACAACTGCAAGACGCGGCAAAAATGGGTGTGTCTGATGAAGACTGCCTAATGCTTGAGGCTGCGGATCATATTGAAAAGCTCCGCGAAGCCCTCCAGCGCATCCGGGACTGCAACTTTACTATCACCCTGCCTGACCGCATGGACGCTGTCCGGGCAATAGCACGGGAGGCACTAGAACTATGAACATCAAAGAATGCCCGTTTTGCGGGTCTACAGAAATTGAAGTGTCCGAGATCCTTGTCGGAGCTTGGTCAGCCAAGTGCGACAACTGTGATACACTTGGCCCAGAGGAAGACTCAGCAGAGTTTGCAACTTTGGCTTGGAACAAAGGCACGCCAAGACATCACCGAATCCACAAGTTAGAGGAAGCACTGCAGCGCATCCGCGACTACCACGGCAACTGGGCACTCAGCATGCGGCAAATAGCACGGGAGGCACTGGAATGAGCGAATTCGTAGCACTACGCCGCAGCATAACCAATGAAGGCTACGAGCATCTGCCGCGGCCAAAGATCGTGCAAGAGGTCCTACTCATTGGCAGCAAGGAGAACTGCCAGAGTCTGATTGATGAGTTGGCTACGCAACCCATGCACTTCAGCACAGAGGAAGTCTTCGTAGACTTCTTGGTGACAAAGTACAAGGGACACAAAAGCCATAACAGCAAGGAACTGCGCAAGGACAACGGAAAGAGGTTTAAGAAATGAAAACTGGTGTACTGATTGTCTCGTTAGAAATGCCGGCCAGTCAAATCATTGACCGGCTAGTGGCACGGATTGGCAACGTGTCACTGCGGTCCTTGGCTGAAGGAGTGAAGACTGAGGGTGAGATGCTAGGCATGCAGAAGGCGCTCAACGTGCTGCACAAGTCTGACTTGATCATCCGGGACGACTTGTACGACATTGGTAGCATCTGCTCTGTGGCGCGGGCTATGAGCAAGACTACCATGGGCCTGCGTGTGTTGTTCGTGGACTACATCCAATTGGTGAGATGTGAGTTAGGCAAGGATGCCACCCGTGAGCGAGAGGTAGCAGAAGTGTCCCGCTCGCTGCGCCTGCTGGGCCTAGAACTGGGTTGCCTAGTGATCGGCATTACCCAGCTTAACGAGCAAGGAAAGGCTCGTGAGAGCCGCGCAATCCAGCAGGATGCCACCTGTATCATGGCCATCGAAATTGATGGCGAAGAGTCTCGAAAGGTGAGTATACCTTTCCAGCGAAACGGACCGTGTGGTGTGAGTACGCACCTCAGGTTCAACGGCAGAACAGCATCATTCCTAAATTCCTAAACATGAGACACGCAGCACAGAGAACAATGGCCATGCAGGACAACCTTCCAGCGGATGGGAGTATCTACATGTGCAACATGGACAACAAGATGACATCCATGATGGATGCATTGAAAGCCTGGGAGAAGAAGCGCGGCCTGAGCTTCTCCTTCAAGGGGAAGTTCCTTTGTTCAAACTCAAAAAAAACAGAAGATAACAAAGAAAAAACTAAAGCCAAACCAACGGCTGGCCGACCCATAGTAGTGCCGCGGACACCAGGCAAGCCGGGGCGCAGAAGAGAGTTTACCGCAGAAGAAAGAAGACAGAGAAAAAATGAAAACAACAAACAGTATCGTCTCAAGAACAGCGAAGCAGCCAAGGCTCGCTCAAAAGAGTGGAGAGCCAAACTCACTCCAGAGCAAAAGGCCGAAATCTTGCGTAGAAACCGAGATTTCAAGCGGGCCAAAAAAGCTGCTGCTAACGCGGGAAATGGCAGCGGAACGGCTGGGGTGCCACTGGCAAACGGTAATCTATCGCGAAAAGAAGGGTGATCTTACGGGGATTAGAATTGGTCGCCGGAAGTACTACAGCCTTGAGCAGGTAGAGATGCTCATCCGTAGCAACCCGGTGGTCAGCAAGCCGCACTGGAGCAAGCGCACAACAACTAATACACCAACAAAACCAACACTATGGAACCGGATCAAAACCGCAATTGCCTCCTTTGTGAGGTAGTCCTTCCTGAGTACGAGGACACAATCATTCGGCTCACAAACCGGATCAAACATCTCGAACAAATTATTGCACAACTAAAAGATGATCGCGACAGCGCACGACACAGCTCTCCTGCTGGATCACAAGAATGAGGTTGCACGTTTTGTGCCGTACGATGGCGAGCTTGATACGCTTCGTACTCTGCTGGACGTTGATCTGGTTGATACTATCCGGCTTGACCGCAAGCACATTGTATTTGTGGATGATGAAGCCTTCTACAAGCAGTACAAGACCGGCTTCCTCCTCACCTACAAGGGACGACAGACTAAGTTTGTGGGCTCAGGGCTGCTCGTTGGCGACAACCACGGCAGCAACGCTCCACTCACGCTGAACCACGGCGATCTGAAGATAGACATATTGAAACTCACATACGAAACATATGAAACCAGAGAAGAAACCACCGGCCAAGAAGAAGGTCTATAAGTCCGCAGAGAGTCGAGCCCGGCAACTTGCCGGGTTATCGGGGGTGCGCATCGAGGACCATGTCATGGGCACCAACGTGGAGAAGGTCAACGGACTGGGCCGTATGGCCTCCGTGTCAGATGACATGAAGAAGCAAGTCATCGAGCTGTACTGCCAGGGCTTGAGTGTGCGAGCCATCGAGGAGCGCACCGGGATCAGCAAGAGTGTTGTGCATGAGATCAAAACAAGTGGCCTGGATCATGACAGCCAGTTCCGCGAGAAGATGTACGCTGCCAGTCTCAAGGAGAAGCTACAGAAAGTCGCTGACGGTGCGGCAGACAGGGTGATTGAGTTGATGCCTGAGATGAGTGCTAAGGACTCTGTGCTGGCTTTGGGGATTGCCACAGACAAGCTGGCTACCATGGACCGCAACCGGAGCGTAGACAGTCTACACCAGCATGTGCACGTCCACACCACCGCGGAAGTGGGGGATGCTTTCATGCAAGCGATGAAGCCGAAATGATGTGGATACTACCGAAACAACTCATATCAGCCTTTGCTCAGGATACGGAGGCATTGACCTTGGACTCAGGCGAGTGCTCCCAAACCTGCGCACAGTCGCTTATGCGGAGATCGAAGCCTTCGCCTGCGAAAACCTACTTGCGAGAATGGAAGGCGGGCAACTTGATGCGGCTCCGATCTGGAGCGATCTCAAGTCCTTCCCTTGGGAAGCCTTTCACGACATGGTGGACATCCTTAGTGGAGGCTACCCTTGCCAGCCCTTCTCCGCATCGGGATTACGCAAGGGGGCCGGAGATGAAAGGCACCTGTGGCCCCATATTGCAAAAGGAATTGCCATTCTGCGACCAGGCCTCTGCTTCTTTGAAAATGTCGAAGGTCACGTTACCCTTGGGCTCCGTGACGTACTGCAACAGTTGGGAGAGTTGGGTTACAGATCGACGTGGGGAATATTCAGCGCGGCTGAATGTGGCGCGGCACACCAGCGAAAGCGATTATTCATACTTGCCCACTCCGTGTGCGAACGAGGACAGCTTTCGGTTAAACGGCAATTCGCAGCAATCCAAAACACTGGAGGCCAAAGCACGGCGAGGAGAACTGAAGACGATTGGGAGTGCAATAAATGTGAGTTGCCTGTCTTTAACGGCTGCTCATGCGACCATGCTGAATCTCAATGTGCTCAGTGTGGCGAGTGGACATACCCATTTGTGTGGAGTCCAAAAGACGCATGTGCCACATGTGGAACAGACTGGCCAAGCTGGAGTAACTCAGCAACGTGGCCCATTGAACCCACAGTTTGTGGAGGTAATGATGGGTCTTCCAATCGGGTGGACAGATTGCGCCTACTTGGCAACGGAGTCGTTCCAGCCACAGCAGCCCTAGCGTTCCGCACGTTGCTCAAAGAACTTACACAATGAAAGCCAAACAACTGCCACCACAGCCGGTTAATTGGGCTGCTCCACAGTGGAGACACGCTGCATCAGGCATCCGCTGCCGGGCTGACTGGCGCAATGCTTGGGTGTATGACACGGACGCCGGCCTGATTATTGCGTACAGCCAGAAGCACGCTGACGACAAAGCGCGGGAGGTGATGGAAGAGCAGGATGCCATGAACGATGAGTTGCACGATGAGATCGAGGACTTGCTGCTATGAAGATCATCTTCGAGAAGCACGGCTACATAGCACAGCTTAGCCGGGATGGCACTTGTGTGGTCCACAGGGTGGCTGAGCTACCGAACAAGCAGCGGCTAACCACGCATGTAGGAGAGAAGCATCCAAGTCAGGACTGGCGTGAAGTCCGGCTAATGGGCTGCCCGGATGAGATCCGCGTGGAAATTGTGCAAGCGTGGAAAGAAAGTGCTAAAGCTGCTGCCCTGGCCGGCCGATTAGGTTAGCACGCCGCAATACCGCGGTGCCAACAAACTATACTATGAGCAACAAGTACCCTTCCAATTGTGACCGCTGCGATACACACGTCCCAGCTCGTGCTGGTGTCCTTAGCCGTGCTGGCCGTGGCTGGCGTGTAGAGTGCCCTGACTGTGCTGCCGGAGTGCAGAGTGCAGACACTGAGCGTGCTCTGGCCATCAGCCGCGGCAACGAGACCAGCTACGGAGTGGTGACCAGCACAGGCTGGGTAGGCTTCCGCAACCGCGGTGGCCGGTGCGAGGACGCACCCTGCTGTGGCTGCTGTACTTTCTAGTTGACGGTGTAAACAGAAAGGTGGCACAAAAGCAGAGTCATCGTATTACCCGGCGCTGACACCTTGAAGAGGCCGGCCCTAGAAATGGGGCCGGCTTTTTGGTTTTAAGATTGAAATTGTGCAGGCTTGGCGAGATATCTCAAGATGAATGGCTAACATCGTCCGCACATGGAAGCGGTTTCTCGCCGTTGGTTGCTCACACGGCCACCACGCGGATCAGGCGCTGCTTAGGCGGGTGTTGGCATTCAAAGCTAGGTGGAAACCGGCGACTACGATCCATCTGGGGGATGCCATTGATTTGGCCTGTCTTCGCAACGGTGCTGCCGGGACAGCCGATGAGAGCGCAGACCCGGAAGGTGACTTGCAGGATGGGCTGTCCTTTTTGAGCCAACTTGAGCCTAGGTTGTACTTTCTTGGCAACCACGAGGCCAGACTCAACGTGCTCATGGAGTCGCCAAAGGCCATAGTCAGCGCACTTGCGGCCAGAGTCATGGGCCAGATTACGGACCAGGCCAAGCGCATGAAGTGTGAAGTCGTGGATTACAACTTCCAGAACGGTTGGCGCCAGCTTGGCGACTGTCTTTTCGGCCACGGCTACATGGTTAATGAGCAGGCCGTCCGCGATCACGCCGAGGCTGTGTGCGGCGGTACTGCGTCCAAAGTGGTGATCGCACACCTGCACCGCGTAACGCAGGCCGAGGGACGCAACAGGGCGCATCCTACAGGCTACTGTGTGGGCTGGCTGGGTGACCGTGACGCGATGGGTTACGCCGCGAATCGCAGGGCGACAACTAGCTGGAGCCGCGGCTTTGCCTGGGGAGAGTACTGTACTGACGAGACGATGGTGTGGTTGGCGAAGGAAACGAAGGCTGGGGATTTCAAACTGCCCGTATGAAGAAAACGCTACTCGAACTACTGAAGGCTGAGTTGTTGGGTGAACTCCCCCCGGAAGGCTGGTACACCTTGGTAGAGTTAGCTGAGAAGCTGGGAGTCAAACGCGGTGCAGCGCAGAGCTTGGCAGAGCGGAAGCAGTGGGAGAGAAGGAAGTTTAGGACGACCACCAGGGACAACAAGGTGATCGTGTCCTATCACTATCACACCGGCAAACTATGACGGCTGAAGAAAAGCAGGCGTACATAGAGAGGATGGCTCGCGAGATAGGCGAGCACTTTGACTGCGTCCAGGTGCTGGCACATGACAGTGACACGGATACCTACCAGACCTTCGAGGCTGGCAGTGGCAGCCTGTATGCTAGACTGTATCAGGCTATGCGCTGGAGTGAGGAGCCTGCTGACTTGGAAGTCGATGAGGATGACGATTGAAATTGAAATCCAAAATTCAAATCTGAAATCAAAATTCAAAATCAAAAAAGTTTCTTTAACTAGAAATCAAAATCAAAATATGAGATTGGAACGGCTGGCGCCCATATGTGTGTATATGGGTGGACACATAGCCAGCTCGTGAGCAGGCTTGGGTGCCTTGGGTGCTCGGGCGGGTTGGCTTGGGCGGGTTGGCCAGCTCGGCCGGCCGCTTGCCTAGGGTGGCAAGGGTAGGGCGCCGGATTAGGGCACAAAGAAGGGCGCCCTCTGTGGGGGCGCCCCTTTGGTTTAGGTGGGTTAGTTGAAGAAGAAGCCGAGCAGCCTAAGCACGATTGCGAAGGCAATGAGTTGCGCTAGTTCTCGGGGCTCTGGGAAGGTCATTCCCCCCCCTTTTCCATCCGCTCACAATCGGCCAGCAACTCATCCGCCAGCTTGTCAGCGTCAAAGCACCCATCCGCGGCTGCCTCGAGAATATCAGTTGCCACGCAACAAGCCCCGTTAGCATCCAGCCGGCCGAACCGGCCAAACGCAATCGCAAGCCTGGCATGATCCGATAAGATTTTTTGAAGGGTCATACTAGAGTGAGAAACGGGATTTGGTTGGAACAACGCAAAGGACAAGCGCAAGACTGCCAAGCGTCCAAAAGACAAGCATGGCGGCCGGAAAACAGGCTGGAAACTGAGAGGGAAGCCAGCAATCCAAAGCGACAAGCGCAAGGGAAGCGGCACGAATGGCGAGGGTGTGTTTTTGGGTGTTCATGATTAGGGAGTGCAAAGGTTAGTGTAGAAGATACGCAACGTTTGAAGCGCTTTTCCAGCATGCCCTACAGTCTTTGCATTGGTTACCCTGCTTAGGTGCGGGACAAGTTGCGGCTTCAGGTGCGCTTGTCACTGTAGAAGTGACGACCCCCAGACGGGAAGCAAGCGCAACAGGTGCGGGACCGTCCACTATGTAGGCCGAAAGGCGCACAGTGAGATTGCTAGGGAAGGCGCCAACGGTAGAAACGTAGCGTTGAATTAGGGCGTACTCCTTAGTGGGAAGCCAGAAGCGGATATCCGGCAACGCTAGGGCAATCTGCACAATCTTAAGAAGCCCCTTCCACGAAGGGACGTCCCCAGAATCAAACCAGCGGAAATATCCGCTCTTCTCTTCCTTCTTAATCTTTGCGATCATTTCAGGGACGAAGGAAGGCGAGTTGAAAGCGCTTAGGCGAGCATCTAGTGCGCGTTGCACGTTGCCGAATCGGTAGTTTCCGCTTGCAGCGTAGCAAAGGGAACAGATTGTTCCGGGTTGCTTGGCAAGCTTGCTTCCTACCGTGCACACGGAGAGCGGCAGAGAGAAAGAGCGGCAAGGCATTTTTGAGGGAGCCGAAAGGGTGAAGGGAACGGAGGGTAGGTTTTCTTGAAGGTGTCGCATATGGGTTTTTTAGGTTGTTAAGTGAAACGGGGAATCCGCTCCCTACTGCTCCCCCCGTGTAGAGAGGAGCAGAGTGGGAGAGGATTAGAGGCCCATTTCAACACGGAATGCAGCGCGGCGGTCGCTAAAGAGCTGCACACGGCGATCAATACAGGCTAGGAAAATGTGATGTCGGCGGATGTGCAGCGCGAAGCTGCCATTCTTGCGGGCTAAACGATTGTCGCGAATAGTGTTAAGGGTGGCCTTGTCGGTGATGCTGGCTAGTTTGTTTGCGATACGGGATGGGAGCTGAGATGTTGCGGTCATGCTAGAGTATCGGCAAAGGTTGCGCGCAGCTTTAGCGAAAAGATAAAAAAAGGTGAGGGTGCGCGAAAGCAGGGTGCGAAGGGTGCAGCGGGTGCGTGCCTGGTGGAGAGGGTGCGGGGAAAGGGTGAAGTTTACTTCACCTATTGGGTGGGCAATGCGTCCAGGTGCGCTTGTTCCACAGCAACCCCGCGCAACCCTCCCCGGCCGGTCCTCTCCACCCTCCACCGCCCGTCCCCACCCCCGTGCTCGGCCGCTCACTTTGCGCGTTTAATAACGTCACACAAGACTAGTAATAAAGAGTTCTCTCTGTAAACCGGCCCAAGGCTCCAACCGGCCCAAGGCTGCACAGAGACGGCCGCGGCCGGTGTCAGACCGGAACCGATAGGGGGGGAGGGGGTCTGTCTCTGTCTGAGAACTTTCGCTACAACTCATCCCCCCACCTGAAAATTTTCTCCGCAACTGGCCCCTCTCTCTGTGCGCCCCCGCTTGCTACGCAGCCTGCCCCGCTCCAGCGCCCCGTCCTCTCTGTGCCTGGCCGGTTAGCCACACACCTGCTTGACGCCGCTACACAGGGCCGCTACACATGCCGGTGAGCTGTTGGAAAGGGACGCGGCCATATTGGCCCTGTGTGCGAAGCTGCTGTCTACACCTTGGCGGGAGTGCCAGTACAGCATCGTGTACAGCTGGTTTGCTTGTGCAGACTGGGCGTCCTTTCTGCTGCTACAGGTGTGTATAAAAATTGAACACTTTGGTCCGTAGGACCGCAAATCGTATGAAATTCACAGTGCATGAAAAGCAGATGAAGGCGCAGTTGGGTGCTGCGTATGACTTGGCCAAGTACACGGAAGGCGTGGACTACAGGCGGCAGAAGACTGGATTTGGCAGCCGGGTCATGTTTAGGGCTGACATAGTTGATGCATCTTCTTTTAAGTGCAATCCAAGTGCTGATCTTAACGCTAAAGCCGCGGTTAAAAGCGATCTTAACGATTTAAACGCCGATCATATCGCTTTAAGCGTGGTTGATCCCAGTCTTGTGGAACACAAGCAGGATATGGCGCCGATCATAATCAGGCCGGCAACCATCGACTACACAGTCAGGCAGGCCAGGGTGGTGAAGAAGCACCAGAACCAGCGGTTCGTGGAGACGGATACTCTGGGTAGAGTCTTTGTTGGCCAGAAGGGCAACCAAATCAAAGTAAACCAATTTATCCCGGTACAGAATGGCAGCCTGTTCTTGGGAGACATCGGCCAAGGAATCGGCAACGTACTTAATCACTAAGGACGTTCTTAACCTGTATAGGTAGCCATGCTAGCCTGTATTGCTACCTGTATTCCCTTCGGGCCGTCGGCCCGACCCTTCGGGAATACCAACCACTTCCGGTAATAGGAGCCTTGAGCTGAGCATAGTACCCCCAAGACTGAGTGTTAGCCACCTAGAATTGGGGGTAGTGCTCAAAGTGAAGGAGGTACTTCCGTATAAAAGTCACCATATCGCATCGCATATCATAGTCTTTGCCCATGGCTACCCGTTCAGCCTAGCATTACCTCTATCGTGGGTGACTATGCAGCACTCACTGATTCTTGAACATCAGTGATCTTTAATCCGGGTCAAGAGGAATACCCGGAACCATGTCTTCATCCAGTGGGTCCGTCTTTCAGGTTGACCAGTGGCTACACGGCCCCCTTATCTTAGGAGGCACAGGTAACTTCTCAAAAACCACACATCATGTCAACGTCTGACGAGCAGAAAGCTAAACTTTTCCAGAAGATTCTCACCTACCCGTTAATCGAGCATCCCCTGATGCCGGCGCCTGACGAGGAGCAGCGCAGGCAGATGATCGACAACGTGGGTGCAGAGGAAGTCATGCGGCTCTTTCTCATGCGGGAGCAGCGTGTCAGGGCTGAGCAATCTGACCCTCACAGGTACGGAACGGAGCTGGAGTCTTGGAAGGACGCTGACAACCTACTCAACACACACTCCGAAATGCTCATCCTCGGTGGCAACCGCGCTGGTAAGACTGAGTACGCTGCCAAACGGATCGCCCAGGCGTTTGTGGGCGCTGACTTAAACGGCTTTGCCCCGGACTGGATCAAGGACAAATTTAAGAAGCGTGGCCTCAACATCTGGTGCCTGCACACGACCAACATGACGAGCGTGTCCATGCAGCAAAACGTCTTTCAGAAGTACCTGCCACCGGAACTTAAAGAAGCCAAACGCAGCAAGAGTACTCAAGTGAGCTGGACCCAGAAGAACGGTTTTTCCGACAATACCGCAGTCTACAACGGCAACCAGATCTGGTTCCTAAACTACAGCCAGGACATCAAGGTAGTCGAGGGCGGCGAGGTGGACTTTGTCTGGTGTGACGAGCTTGTACCGGCAGACTGGCTGGAGACGCTCAAGTACCGCTTGATTACCCGTAACGGAAAGCTGCTTGTGACCTTCACGCCCATCCTCGGCTACACGCAGACCGTAAAAGAGTTCATCTCGACCAGCCGGATTAAGACCTGGAAGGAGAGTGAGCTTTTGCCGCACAACAATGTTATCGGCGTACCCAAAGGGCACATGCCCTACACCGCGGAAGGCGTCTACGGGAAGCACGCCTGCATCTGGTTTCACTCCAAGCTCAATCCCTACAACAACTGGGAACGGATGCAGCAGACCCTCAAGGGACGCAGCACTCACGACATTAAAATCCGCGCTTACGGCTGGGCAGAACAGACTGCCGGTAGTCAGTTTCCCATGTTTGGGGATCGGAACATCTTCACCGATAGCGTTACGGACCACTGTCCTGAGGGGACCAACTACATGGTGGCTGATCCTGCTGGCGCCCGGAACTGGTTCATGCTCTGGGCCAGAGTGGACGCTCATGGTACAGTGTGGGTCTACCGTGAGTGGCCGGATCAAAGCTACGGAGAGTGGGCGCTACCAAGTGACAAGGCTGACGGTAGGCCCGGCCCTGCACAGAGAAGCGGTTCTGGCCGCGGAATTAACGAGTACACTGAACTTGTCTGGAGCCTGGAAACACATGATGACAAACGTGAGGAGATCGCAGAACGCTACATTGACCCAAGAAGCGCAGGCACAGAGACCACCAGCAAAGAGGGTGGCGTTACACTGTTGGATCTTCTTTTGGACGCTACTGAACCTCTTTATTTCCTCCCTGCTGCTAGTGTATCAGTGGATGAGCGTGTTTTAATTATTAACGACCTACTCTGCTACGATAGGGACGCTGATATTGATGTGGAAAAGAACCATCCACGGTTAATGGTGCATGAAAACTGCCACAACCTTATTTATTCGTTAAGGGAGTGGACAGGGCATGACGGTCAGAAGGGCGCCTGCAAAGATCCAATTGACGCTCTCGGCTACCTTGTGGTAATGCAACCTAGCCACACAGTGTCATCAAAGAATCAGTGGCAAAAATTTAATAAGTGCGGAAGCTATTAAAGGTATGTTGAACACAAACACAGACGTTCTGGCAATTGCCTCTGCCAAGCCACATGTTGGGGAGCTTTTGAGCGAGTATAATCGTGCGATGATTAACTCCAGCCAGGGCAATCTGGTGACCAAGTTTGACAATATCCGCTTCTGCCGGTGGCCCGGTCAGACCGATGACGGCAAGAAGCACTCTGAGAACCGCTCCGAAGGTGACCCAGCTTGGCCGTTTGAAGGTGCTTCTGACGTGCGGGCGCGCCTAATCGACGCTACCTGTAACGAGCTTACTTCCCTGCTTGTAGGCGCCTTTCAGAAGGCTGAGCTTCGAGCCAACGGCACGGAACTTACCGACATGCCGGTCTCCCAGATTGGGACGACCCTACTGCGTTGGATTCGCGACTGCAAGATGCCCCAGCAACTCTACAAGGAGGCTACTTTGGGCGCCCAGTACGCACTTCAGTACGGCTGGAGCGCCTTCTTTGTGGGTTGGCAGCAGAACATCAGTGTCCGTACTCAAGAGATCTCGATGGAGCAGATCATGGGTTTGGCGCAGCAATCAGGCAGCCAGGTACTCATGGAGTTGCCTCAATTGATTGTGAGCGCCCCGGAGCAAGCGGCAGAAATCATGCTGACTGCCATGCCTACCCTGAAGGCTTCTGATGCCAAGCGCATGGTGCGTGAGTTGGCGGCTACCGGCGTAACCTCGATGGATGAGGAGTACGTCAGCAAGAATTTGCCCGAGATCGTAGCCCTTAAGCCGTGGGATGAAATTATCTTTCCTCCTGAAACCGCGGACTTACAACGGTCTCGGGTAATCTTTCGCCGGACTTGGATGTCTGAGGTTGAGTTGCGTGAAAAAATCACGACAGAAGGCTGGAATCCAGACTGGGTTGAGCGTGCGTTGCAGCAGTTGGGTAAATCGAGCAGCTATTACAACATTAACCTGCTCCCGACTACCACCATGATGGTCTACAACGGTGTAAACTACATGAACATGGTGGAGATCGTTTACTGCTACACCAAAAGTCTTGATGGCGATGCTCCGGCTATTTTCTACACTGTTATTTGCCCTCAGGCTGCGTCTAATCGGCAATCCGATGGTGATTCCTGGGCCATTCACGAGCGTCTTGACTACGCCCATGGCGAGTATCCCTTTGTGGAGTTCCGCCGGGAGCAGATTCGCCGCGCTATTACGGACACCCGCGGCATCCCGGAGTTGGCGACCACCGATCAGGACGAGATCAAGGCCCAGCATGACTCAATCCGCGACCACACAGCATTCTCGACACTGCCGCCGATCAAGGTAGTTAAGCGTGTTGGCGCGATCAACAAGATCGGCCCAGGCGTGTCGCTGCCGGTGACCAATCAGAACGACTACAGCTTCATGGAGCCGCCAGCTCGTGAACCTACCGTAGCGTTTAACCTGATCCAGCGCGTTGAGCAGCAGCACGCAGCCTACTTTGGGACGGCAAACCCCAACGTGATGCCAATGACCACCCAGATGCTTCAGCAGGCATTGGTCAACTCGTGGCTCCTATCCTGGCGTTCTGTGTTCCGGCAGATGTTCTCTCTGTGCTGCCAGTACATGCCGGCGCAGGAGATCCAGCGCATCACTGGCGGGCAACTGCCGCAAAACCTGTCTGAGATCCACAACGAATTTGACATCAATGTCCGATTTGACGTGATGAATTTGGACAAGGAGTACATCGCACAAAAGGTGGACTTCCTGACCAAGATCAAACAGATGGATACAGGTGGCGTGCTCAACGCTAACCGGATCACGGAGATGCTCATTCAGGCTATTGCTCCTGAGATGGCAGGTGAACTAATCCTTAATCAGGAGCAGGCTTCTCAGAAGATGTTCAAGGACGTGCAGACGGACATCGGGATGATGTTGCTAGGAAACGAAGCCCTGTATCAGGAGAACGATCCCGCGGCGCAAACCAAGATGCAGTTTGCCCAGCAGGTCATGCAGAGCAATCCCAAGGCCCAGCAAGCGCTCCAGTCTGATCCTAACTTCCAAGCTCTCTTTGAGAACTATGTGAAAAACCTTCAGATGAGCATCATGCAGCAGCAGAACGCTCAGATTGGAAGGCTTGGCGTAACTCCAATGCAGCAGCAACCGGGGCAGTAATATGACACAAAGCGAACGCGCAGCTTACGGCTTTGCCGGCAAGAACCACATGTGGGATCAGATCATTGAGACAATCCAACAGATGCAGGAACAGCTTTGGATGGGAGCGGTTGGCAATAACAACAAGGGTGAAGACCGCGTCCACGCTTGTGGCCAGGCCGATGGCGTTAATCTGGTTTACTCAACACTCTTAACATTAAGACAAGAAGCACTAAAACTAAATGGCTTGACTGATGAAAAAGATTTGGCATAACGCTAATAACGGGCCTGCCAGCGTTACTGGTTTGTAATAATAAGGAACTTGCGACCTTAACCGCATGAACGAAAACGAAGCACAGCCTGATTCCGGGAATCAGGAGGCAGAAGTAAGTCCCGTTGCTCAGAAACTCGGTTTAATGGATGAGAGAGATCTTAGCCATCTCTTGAAAACCAGCTTCCTTGACGAGGGGGAGGCAGCTCCGGCCACACAGGGGCAGGATGAATCAGAAGCGGTGGATTCCTCTTCAGAGGACGATCAGCAGGCTGATGATGACTCCGAACATCACGACAGCAGTTCTTTGACCAAGGGTGTCCAGAAGCGCATCAACAAATTAGTTGCCGCGAAGAAGGCTGCCCAATCCGAATTAGAGTCGCATAAGGCGCGTTTGGCTGAGCTTCAGCAAGAACTTGAGACTGCAAAGTCTTCTGTTCCTGCAAAGCAACAAGATCAAACTGAGTTCTCGGAAAAGCTCAATACCTTTGAACAGGTAAAAAGCGAATACGATAAAGCAGTAGAGGTTTTGTTGTGGTGCGAAGACAACATGGATGGAGGCGTAATCTCTTTGCCAGATGGCACGGAGCACGAGCTTTCAGACAAGGATGTCAGAGCAATGAGGCGAACCGCAATGAAGCGCAAGGAGATTGAGCTACCGGCTCGTCTGAGCTACCTGCAACAGCAGGCCCAGGCAGACGCTCAGGTAACCGCTGACTTTCCTTGGTGGGGAAAGAAAGAATCTGAAGAGTACCAAGTTGCTCAGCAGGTTGTTCGCGATTTCCCTGAAGTGAAACGCAGACCTGATTGGAAGCATTTGACAGGCTTGATGGTGCTTGGTGCAAAAACCTACGCAGAGGCAAAGGCAAAGGGCAAATCCCAAAGCCAGCCGATTCGCAGGGCGCCGGTACAGCCAAGTTCAGCAAAGGCTCCGCCAATGAGCAATTCTAATGGAGATCAGACAAAGGCCAAACAGCAGTTTGCAAAAGCTGGTGGCAGCCGTGATGGTTTGACGGACCTAGTAAAAGCAATGAACTTTGTTTAGTTCACTCAGTAAAACGCAGAAACTCTCTTAATCATATGCCTGTTCTTACAGAACCTAATCTCTCCGGCCGCGGTAAGCGCGAAGACTTGATGGACATGATCGCCTTGGTTGACGCCAAGGACACGCCCTTCACGTCTATGGCCAAAAAGGGCTCCAAGCCCGGCAACATGTTCTTCCGTTGGCAGTCCGACAGCCTTCCGACTCCTGAAGTTGGCGGCGTGCCGGACGGTCTTGACGTGAACCTCACGAGCGGCGTTAGCAACTACGTTGTTAACTATCGTTCCGAACTTGCCAACTACGCCCAGATCTACCGGCGCGCAGTCCGCGTTTCCAAGCTCACTCAGGACATCGCTGATGTCGCTGGCGTGCGTGACGAACTGGCTGACAACGTGGCCAAGGCGATCACCGGGATCAAGCGGGACATGGAAGTCACGATGACCTCCAATCAGGTTTCGCAGGTTGACACCGGCAACCAGACCCAGGCCTACCGTACCGCTGGTGCGCAGACCTGGATCAGCAACGCCGGCACGGGCACTCCGACTCCTGGAGACATTCCTTCCATCTTCCGTACTCCTACGACTTCCATCGTGGGCACGGGCGCCGCGCTTGGAACGTCCCTGACGGACTCTGTTGTGCAGGGCTTGCTCAAGTCGATCTTCGACCAGACTGGTCACTACACGAGCTTTGACTGCATCGTGGGCACCGACCTGAAACGCGCTTTCACCGGCCTGCTTGGGACGACCAGCCTGACCACCACTTCCACTGTGGGCGTGACCGGCGCAGGCGCAACGAAGGTGCAGACCTTCCAGCGTGATGCCGCTGCTGACACCTACATCCAGTCGCTGGACGTGTTTCAGGGTGACTTCGGCACGGTGCGTTTGCATCCGACCACGTTCATCGGGACTGTGTCTGGCACGACCTACACGCCCACGGCGTTCAAGGGCCTTGTGCTTGACATGAACCTCATCGAAGTGCGTTATGGCGGCAACGTGGCTCAGGTCACTCCGCTTACCGACAACGGTGGTGGACCCGGACGCCTTGTGGAAGCTGTTGCTGGTCTGGTTGTTGGGAACCCGCTGGGTCTCGGCAAGTTCGACTACAACGCTGCTTAATCTCGGACGCGAGATCGGGAACGCCGCCAAGAGTCAATGGGCGTGACACTCTGGAGAGACAGAGATATCTTCGCAGCGCGAGGTGCGCGATCTGGAGCGTGGCCCCAAGTTAAAAGGCGTAAAACCAGACGGGAACGTCCCTGCAACGACTAAGACGTGACTAATCGGAGAGACGATTTCTTCAGTTTAGCGACACCTGCCATGCTGGCTCCATGCCGGCGAGCGCGGACCGGGATACTCGGTCGATGCAGTGGTGTGACAGCCGGAGAGACGGCACACTTTCATCCAGACGAAGAACATTGAGTCTTTAACCAACTAGATTCCGACTGACTGCCGTAAGCAGTCAATTTTTATGACTGTACTTCCAATACCAATAATTCCAGAACTGATTCAACGCTACACCGGGGTGCAGGCCCCTGCTAACTTGGTGGCCCTAGCCGACAGGAAGCCCGCCAGCAGCGGCCCAGAGGGCACAAATGGCTCAGCAATGCCATCAGACAAGATTAGCCCTTACAGTGGCATTTATGACGCACAGGGCAAACTGCCCCGCGTTCCCGGTCCCGGCACAACTTTTATGGCGCGTGTATGATCAGCATTCCTGAAAACATGATTGGGCAGCTTGAGAAGGAGCTGCGTGCAGGCTGGGAGCGCAACAAAGTTGAAGCTGCTTTAGAGGCCAAGAAAATTGGCAAAATCAATCAAGCTCGGCACAAATCAGTTGAAGGACTTGGCCAGCTTACTCATCGCATTCCCGGCGCTGCCTATTATTTTTGGGGGCACAAACTTGGATTTGGATGCTGGGACGATAAGGAGTTTCTGGCTGAGTTCTTGCGTGACAATCCTGAATGCAGAGTAAATAGTGGCGGCGTTAAAGAAATCAGTGTAGGTTGGACGCCTCCAAGTAAATGAAGACAGTACCATTTAGCGCAATTCTAGCAGAGTCATGCCAGCTTATTGGCCTCGATAGAAACACGCTAAATGACAAGTCGTTTGCTGCCATCCGCGATTTCACAAATCGCCGGTTGAGCATGATCTGGGATCGGGAAGACTGGCCCGATATTCAGGAGATCCAGCAACTGTGGCCTGGCACTGCCATCACCAATGTTGTTGCTGCTCCTATTGCTGTTTTGTTGGAAAATGGCAATGAGTTGCTTCAGGAAAACGGCGAGTCTCTGTATTTTCAGAATGCAGAGAATACGATCCCTGTAGTTATCACGCTTGATCCAAACTATCCGCGGATATACCTCAGGGACTTCTCTGAGCAGGCGTGGCAGAAGGGGACGATTGGCGATTCGTACATTAACGTCATCAACCCGTTCTTCATCTTGAATGAAGAGGGCAATCTGGTTTCCTCTGCCAAGAACCAGTACACGTTTGAGTACACTGTTGGTGATCCCACAACAGATCCGTACATCACTACGGTGACCGCGCAGATGGAGTGGGGCACGCCTCAGTGGACTCCGATCAGCGGCTCCACTCTGGAGTTTGTGAGTAATCCCCAGCCGATTGCAATGGTAGCTGGGCAAGCCATCGGCTGCTGGACTGGCGATCCTCGCAAGGGCACTCGCAACAGGGATGAATCCTATGTTGTGGAGAACATGCCCAATCTGGACACAAACACAACTGTGTCCACGGAGATCTTGAGCCAGGACCTGTTTGTGCTCAGGTTTGCCAACTTTAACGCCAAGTTCGTCCTGCTTCGAGCAACCGCACCATTCTTGTTTGGCACAAAGTACGATCCAACACTGGCCTACTCTGCGGGATCTCAGGTTTACTACGACCCAAATCAAGGAAGCTCTGCGTACCTTCCGCCAAACAAAACGCTCCCTGTAGCCGGCAACTTCTGGAACGCCTACTCGACTGCTTCAATCGGTGTGCTGCCATCCAATCCCAGCTTTGCCTGGAGGCTGGTCGAGCTTCCGTTCCGGTTTAAGAGCTACCTTGTTAACGCTGTGAGTGCTGACTTCCTGCGCTCAGAAGGGCGTGCATCTGAAGCGGACTCGCTTGAAGGCATGGCTGAGTTTGCAGTGCAGCAGCAGATTGATGTGTTGATTCGTCAGCAGGGCCAGATTCAACGGATGAATATGGTTTACACTTACTAGACATGATTACCAAATACATAAGGAAACGTAATCAAGACCAAGCAAAGGCGTTCAATAAAAACTTTGCGAGAATTCAAGTTTCTGGTAGCAATCAAACCTTCAAGTTCAAGAAGATCGCCATTACACAAGGCGGCGGAGACTTGCTCACTACTGAAGCTGGATTTACACTCACAAACGAAAGCGGCGACATTCTGACCACAGGCTAATATGGGCGACAAAATCTCTGCACTTCCAGCGGCAACATCAGTAGACGGAACGGAACTCATTCCAATCGTCCAGGGTGGCGCTACCAAGAAGGTCACCGGGCTCATTCTCCGCAACCCGGCTGGCGTTGCTGGCGGCGATCTGACTGGAACCTACCCTAACCCAACACTAGCTTCTGTCACCACCGCACAGACTGGAGTGGGCTCTGGCCTGGTTATTCCGGTGCTCACGGTTGATGCTAAAGGACGTGTTATTACACTGGCTACAGCAGCCAACCCTGCGCTGACAACCAGCCAGATTGCTGGTTTGTCTTCTACGGCAGCATCTGCGCTCGCTCCCTCTGGCGCTGCTGGCTCATCTGCTTTTGCAGCACGAGCTGACCATCAGCACGCCTACCCCACCGCTGCCAATGTTGGCGCACTTGGTGCCACAGCCGCGGCTAGTGGAGACTTGGCTGGAAATTATCCGAACCCGACTCTTGCGGCAATCACAACTGCACAGAGTAACGTAGGCAGTGCAACTGCGGTTCCAAGGATCAGCATTGACGCCAAGGGTCGCGTCACTGCGTTGACTACAGTGGCAATTTCGGCCGGAAGCACTTCAGAGATTACTTCGCTCACAGGAGATGTTACTGCCGTTGGACCTGGAGCAGCCGTGGCCACCTTGGCTTCCATCACGACAGCCCAGAGCAACGTGGGCAGCGGCACCGCTGTTCCTGTTTTGAGTATTGACGCCAAGGGCCGCGTGACGAGCCTTGGATCTGTCCCAATCACCAGCGAGGCCGGAGGCACAGTCACCAGCATTACGGCCGGCACGGGGTTGTCTGGAGGCACGATCATCGAAAGCGGAACGATTGCTCTGGCAGACATTACGACTGCCCAGATTAATGTTGGCAGCACAAGCCAAATTCCTGTGCTGTCTATCAATGCGCAAGGACAAGTTACTGCGCTTTCTTCTGTAGCTTTTTCGGGAGGCAGCGGCGCTCCTCTTGCTACCACGGCTCCGGCAGCACTGGCAACGGCGGCTGTCATTGGTCTATCCACGGCAGCGGCTCGTGCAGATCATCAGCATGTGTTTCCCACTGCGGCTCAAGTTGGCGCCCTAGGTGCAACGGCAACTGCCGGGGGTGACCTGACTGGAAATTATCCCAATCCAACATTGGCTGCTGTCACTACTGCTCAAACAGCAGTTGGAAGCTCTACGCTGATCCCAGTCATCACGGTAAACGCCAAAGGGCAGGTTACTGCGCTTACGACTGTTGCTGCCGCTGGTGGCTCATCGTTGTTTTACACTGTTTCTGCTGACAAAACTGCATCCAGCACGTTGGCGCTGACAGATGCTCAGACAATTTGCCCAGTCAACTCTGCGACTGGCGTAAACCTTACGATACCAACAAACGCATCAGTGGCGCTCCCTGTTGGCTCAGTTGTAAATGTTATTCAAGTAGGTGCTGGAAGGATTAATTACCAGGCCTCAAATGGAGTCACTGTTTTGTCTCCATCGAACCAAGTTTCAAGCGCAGGCCAATACTTCAGCAATATCTTGTCCAAGATTGCTACTGACACATGGCACATTGAAGGCAGCTTGCTTGCAACTGATCCCAATTATTCTCAGATTTCTGCACTGCTGCATCTAGATGGAGTAAATGGAACGCAGGTATTTACGGACAATGGCCCTGGCGCGCTGACGTTTGCTGGGAATAACGCCAACCCTGTTTTAACAACAACAGATCCGAAATTTGGAACTGCGTCTTTGCTGTTTCCGTCAACAGCAGGAAATTATGTTTCATGCTCTAACGGCACGCCGTTTGCATTTGGAACTGGAGATTTTACAATTGAGTGTTGGGTAAATAGAGCAAATGGAGCGTGTTATGTATTTGGAAATGTTACCACATCTTTAGCGACAAATTACACTGCGTCCATTACCTCTGGCGGCCTGCTCGCATTTCAATCAGGATCTGCCAATTTTACAATTACTGGCACAGCTTCAATTTTGTTTAATACATGGACTCATATTGCAATTACAAGAGCATCAAACACGCTTAGGATTTTTACTAATGGAATACTTAATGGAAGCGCAGCCATAAGTAATAACTTTTCAACAACTACTGCATTTGCAATAGGGATGCCCGGAACAATTGCTGGCCTACAGGGATTTTACGGAAAAATTGACGAGTTTCGTGTGACTAACGGATTTGCGCGATACACAAGTTCATTTAATGTCGCCACTGCCGCATTCTCCAATTCTTAATCTATGCCGAACATCAAGATCTCCGAACTGCCAGCAGCAGCATCCGTAGCAACAACGGATGTGTTGGTGGTTAACCAGGGTGTTACCACACGCAAGGCTACCGTGTCTCAGGCACTGGCCGGTGTTCTCACGACTGCCCAGATCGCCGGGCTGTCCACCACCGCTCCTGCTGCACTCTCGACCTCTGCTGTCATCGGGCTCAGCACCTTTGCTGCTAGGGCCGATCACAGGCACATCTTTCCCACACTTGGGGAACTTGGCGCTCAAGCTGCGCTGACTACCTCGGCGCCGTTGGCACTTAGCCTTGGTGGCACCGGGCAAATATCCTACACGGATGGGCAGCTTCTTATTGGGAATAGCACTGGCAACACGTTGGCTAAAGCTACTTTGACTGGCACAGACAATGTTGCGATTACGAACGGAAATGGGTCCATTTCTATTGGATTGACTGCTGGTGCTTATCTTGAGTTTTTTGAGCACTTCATGTCCACGTCATCACTGTCTGGAAATATAGCTCTTGCGGTAACTGGTGGGTCTAACACAATTGTAAACGCTGGACTTGGCATTATTGCAATGTCCACTGGATCAGCAGCCGCCACAGGGCAACAAGCAAGGTTAAATCAAGCTGCAAACAACGCAATTGCAGGAAGTGGGGAAGCAAGGGCAATTTTCCGTTTTGCACAGAATGGAGCAACTTGGTTTGACGGAACATTAACTGGAGCATTACGTTGCGGCTGGGGAGACTCAACCACTGGGGAATCTTCAAATGCAATTTATTTCCGCTCCCAAAACGGGCAGGGAATTGATTTTGTAACCAAATCAGGAAATGTTGAAACACTAACATCTACAGGCGTTTCATTTGCTGATGGAGTGTTTCGCAACTTGGAGATCTTGATCAACAGCACTGGCACACAGGTCATTGCAAAAATTGACGGGACCACAGTTGCCACTCACACAACAAATATTCCGGTTGGAAGGCTAATTTTCTTTGCTCACATCAACCGTGTAGCGGCAATTGGAACGGCTGTTATTGCAAATCTTGATTCCATATACTTGCGAATCACTCCCAACACGCCATTTTTCTAACCAATGAATACAGTTTACCGCATTGTTCATCCATCTGGTTGGGTTGAGTTTATTGACCAAGCAGAAGCAGAGGCATATCGCAACGAGCACCATGCTGGCTGTGAGATCCAAGAGCTTCAAAGAGACTTGTCTGAATAGCCATGAACTACGCAATCATTGATTCTGTCACCAACATCGTTGCAAGCTGCGTTCCTTGTGATGTGCCTCCTCCGTGGGCGCCTCCTGAGAGTGGTTACTACATTGACCCAGCCTACTACGTTGAGCCAATTGGCGATTCAGGTGCGGGCATAGGTTGGAGCTACATCAACGGCCAGTTTGTGCCCCCTGCAAATGCCTAAAAAGACTCCATCCCTATCCGTTGGCCGCGGCGAGAAACTGCCTGTCTCTAAGGGTGCCGGCCTAACTGCCAAGGGCCGCGCAAAGCTAAACAAGGCCACTGGCAGCAACCTCAAGGCTCCTGCTCCGAATCCTAAGACCAAGGCTGACGCTGGCCGCAAAAAGTCTTTCTGTGCTCGCATGGCTGGTGTAGTAGCTAATGCCAAAGGTCCGGCTGAACGAGCCAAGGCCAGCATGAAACGGTGGAAATGCTAATTTATGGAAAAGTTCATCAATCACATTCTTGATCAGGCAGCCGGCCAAGGCTTGTCCATGGCATTTACAATTGTTGCCGTCTGGTATCTGTACGGCAAGATCAAGGAATGCGAGTTTGATCGCAAAGCCCTTTGGGAGCGTCTGCTAGAACACACTGAATCCAAATGAGCATTTTTAAAACCTACCTACGTCAACCTTCCACCTGGCTTGGACTGGCTAAAATCGGCGCGGCAGCGGGGATCTATTCCATGGACATTAGCGGTGCTGTTTCGACAGCTATTGTCTCGTTGTTTGGGCTCATCGATGTCATCCGCAATGAAGCCCGCAAACCCCAACTTTGAGCGGTCTCTAGCCTTCGTGCTAGACGCTGAAGGAGGCTTTAGCAACCACCGGCACGACTCTGGGGGCAAGACGAACCGCGGCATCCTGCAACGGGAGTACGACAAGTACCGGGATGACCGGCAGGAAGATCGCCGCTGCGTGAAAGAGATCTCCGACGAGGAGGTTGAAGACATCTACTACAACGACTACTGGGTGCGCGGGAAGTGCTTTAAAATGCCTTGGCCGCTCTGTGTGGTACACTTTGACGGCTGCGTGAACACAGGCGTTGGGCAGGCTGCCAAGTTCCTCCAGCGAGCAGTAGGCACCAAGGATGATGGTGCCATTGGAGCAAAGACCATTCTGGCCATGGAAGCCAAGATCAACGACATTGGCGTGGATGCTGTGTGTGCTGACATCATCGTGCAGCGTGACGGCTTCTATGAGCTGCTGGCGAAGCTGGATGAAACGCAAAAATCCTTCAGTAAAGGCTGGGATAATCGGTTGGAGAAACTTAAAAAGTACATCGCATGAGCAAGCTAACTATCGCACTTGGTTCCTTCATGGGAGGCAGCAAGGACTACTGCCCGGACTGTGGCTGTGACATGAAGTCAAACGGCACCTGCCCTGAGTGCGGCTATGGTGAAGAGGAAGCTGACGACATGGAAGAAGAGGAAGAGGGTCCTGATCTTCAAGCCATCATGGACATCCGGGACGACCTCCAGAAGCTCGTTGAGAAACTTGGCCGAATCATCGCCAAAGACTAATGCCTGAAGACAGCCAGATTGGAGTGGAGAGCGATAATAACTTTATCGGCTTCTCTTCGCGTCTTGATCCGTCAAATTTGCAGCCTGGGTTCTCCCAGTCTTCAAGGAACATGCGGCTTCAGCGGGGCACTGCGCAGCCGCGGAAGGGCTGTGAGCGGATGACCGATGACACGCTAAATTCCAACATCCAGTCTGGGTCTGGTTACTACGTTAATTCTGCTGGTCAGGATAATGTTGTGATGTTGTTTACGGATGGAATTGTCCTGTACAACACACAGGCAAATACATTTTCTCAAAAGTACACGTTTCCTGCTGGTCGCTATTTGCCAATTGGGCAAACAACAAAGCAGACATACACCAAAATCACTACTGGGTCAGGACCCTCTAGGCTGTATACGGTTTTTGTAAATGTTCAATCTACAATTGGAATAAGCGTAGGGGACCAAATCAGGGTTGGATTTACTCTTCCTGAATATGTGAACGGCACTTTGATACAGTACAGAGATGTTTCTGTATTGGAATTAACTGATACCACTATTGTTTTTCACAAAAGCACTTATCCATTTCCAGATTACTTTACGAATGATGTTATCTTAATTCTTAAGACTACTTCATTTGTTCCAGAAATTGTTCAGGCGCTAAATAGCCTGTACATCTTTAGAGGACAAGCCGGGCCAGAGATCGTTGCTACGGTTACCAATCCTCAAATTTCAAATGGAGCTACAGCAACGGTTACAGTTACCACTGCTACAGCACATGGTTTGCGCGTTGGCTCAGAGGTTAACATCATTGATACAACCACTCCGTATCAACATGCCTATTTCCATAGGAATTTCATTGTAGCCACTGTCATAGGCACTCTTGCAACCAGCACGCAATTTACGTTTCTGTACACCAACACGACTGGGTCAACAATTCAGTCGCACACAAACATCACTGGCTTTAAGGTGCAGCAAGCCAATCCTCCGCTTGTGTGGGATGGCACATCTGCTTCGCTCACTCTGATTGACCAGACTGGCGTAAACATTGACGGCACCTACCCGCTGCCGCCTGGGGAGTTTGGCCTGTACTTTCAGAACAGAATAATCGTCAAGACGGGCAACACAGAGATTATCGCTACTGACATCCTCAGTGACAGGTACGACCCGCTAAACGTATTTGATGTCAACCAGGGTGGTAATGACAGGGTTATTGGATTCCTGCCGTGGATTGAAAATCAGTTCTTGGTGTTCATGCAGAAGTCCATCTATGTGGCTTACATTGATCCTAGGCACGATCCTCTTGCGGCAGATCAAAGCCAGATAACCGTAGTCACCACGGAAGTGGGCTGCTTGGCACGTCACAGCATTGTCCCGGCAGGCCAGTTTGTGTTCTTCTTTAGCGGCAAAGGCGTGCACATGCTAACGCCACAACTTGACCTAAAGCTGCTTGGCAACACGATGCCGCTGAGCGAGCCAATTGATGACTACTTTGATGATGTCAACTTTGACTACGCCAGTAGCGTTCAAGGCTGTTATTTTGACAACAGGTTCTTTATTGCATTTCCAACCAATTTGGCAACAAGCAATAATTCAATCTTGGTTTACAACACGCTAAATCAAGCATGGGAAAGTATTGATACTTATCCCGATGGTTTAACGATTGATGCTTTTGTTCCTGCTTTTTACAACAACAAGCGCAGGTTGTTTATTTGTTCAAACATAGGAAATCCTGTTAATGTTTCTGTAACTCCATTTGGAACAACAACTCCAGTAAATGTACTTTACGGAAAGTATGGTGGCATATTCCTAGCAGAAGAGTTGGAAGGCGGGGACGAGTTTCTGGGAATTACTGGGACGCCGCTGCTTCCGTTTGCCCTTCCTGCTACACTGAGCACCACTTCATACGTCTCCATTCCGGTTGTTGCCAGCATTCGCTCCAGAGAGTACACGTTTGACACTCAGGCAACCAAACGCTTCAGCCGGGCTGAGTTTAACTTCAACAACACTGCTGGTGACGATGTGTCTATTTACGCAACCGTTCACGATCCAGATTCAACGGAAGAAGTGTTGCGGTACGTTTTTACTGGATCAGCGCAAATTGACGGGACAATAAGACCGCGAGTTGCAATGAAAGGCGTTGGCATTGACGTTGAGGTTGCCTTCAACAAGGGAAGACCAGCATTGAAGGGGGCTAGTATCTATGCTATCACCTCGAACAGGGGAATGATCACCGAAGAATAATATGGCACAAATTCAATCAGGAACAACATACGCCGATGGCGCGCAGGTAACTGCCACCAACTTGAACGCGCATGTAAACAATGCTGTGCTTGTGCCTGGGGCAATCAGCGATCAGATTGCGGTGGCCTCGTGCACAGGCGCTGACTCGCTACTTATTTTGCAGTCTGGCCAGCTCAGGAAGGGTACTATCTCTCAGGTACAGACTGCCATTGCCCCGGATCTGACTCCGTACATCAACAAGAACGGCTCAGTTGCCATGACTGCCGAGTTGACCTTGTCTAGCGCAACTCCGGCCGGTTCCTTGTCTGCCGCGCCAAAGCAGTATGTGGACGCTGGCTTGGCAACCAAGCAGGCTTCTCTGGGCTTTACGCCAGTGAACAAGGCTGGCGACACGGGTATCGGCTCACTGGCTTTGCTTGCAGGAAGCACGCTTACGCTTGCCGCTGACCCAGCCGCTGCCCTTCAGGCCAGCACAAAACAGTACGTTGACACTGGCCTTGCCACCAAGCAGGCATCCCTAGGGTTTACTCCGATTAACAAGGCCGGTGACACTGGAGTGGGATCGCTGACTATCGGAGCGGGAAACACGCTCACACTGGCAGCAGATCCTGTCAGCTCCCTACAGGCATCGACAAAAGCTTATGTAGACACTCAGGTTGCGTCTGCTGGAGCCTCTGCTGTTCCTGCTGGGGCCGTTATGGCATTCTACCGGAGCACACCTCCTACAGGCTGGCTGGAGTGTAATGGACAGAGCACGACTGCGTATCCCAATCTTGTTGCGCTTGGAATTATTGCTGCGCCAGATCTGCGAGGTGAGTTTATCCGTGGGTGGGACAATGGCAAAGGCACTGATCCAGGGCGTGCGCTTGGCACGTCACAGGCTGATGCATTTCAAGGCCATTACCATAATTTTTACTCTGATTCAGAACAAACAGCAGGCGGTGGAGGTGGAAGAAATGTAAGAGCTAAAAATTTCTTACAGTCAAGTGGAACTGTTGCTGAGCCTATTACAGATGGATCTAGTGGAACTCCAAGAACAGCATCAGAAACCCGTCCCAAAAATATTGCGTTGATGTACTGCATTAAAACGTAATGAGCCCATCAAAGTTTTCTGCGTTTTTGGCGCACTCAATATACTATAAAAATAAATGCAAGCCGCACGGAGAGATTGAGCGGTACTGGGAGGATTGTACGTCAATTTACGTCAATAACGACTATCCCGTATTTCAAGCTGGCTTGTTCTCAAGCAACTTTGAAGAGCACCTTGATTTCTTGTACAGCCGGCACTGGCAGGATGGCTCAAAGAGAGTGCTGGATGCCGGGTGTGGTATCGGATCTGTTGCCAACTACTTTGCGGCTAAACATCCAGAAAGTTCGTTTGTTGGGCTGACCATATCCAAGGATCAGGTTGATCAGGCACAGCAGGCCGCGCCAAGCAACGCAGAGTTTGTACTTGGATCATTTGATGCCATTCCGTTTCCAGACAACGAGTTTAACTTCATCTACTTTTACCAGAGCATCGGATACAGACCGCTTGTGGATGTTTTAAAAGAAGTACACAGGGTCTTAAAGCCAGGCGGGAAGCTGCTTATCTCTGACATTTGCTCAATTGACGATCCTGACCTACAGCAGGCGCAGTCCGTCAAGAAGGTGCAAGACATCTGGAAGTACATGTTTTACCCAAGCTGGTATCACTTAAAAACCGCGGAATTGTTTGGGTTCAAACTTGTGGAGCACAATCCCAACATCAGCCTGATAATGGACTTGAGTCCGTGGGAGAGCCTAATGGGCGCCGGGTTGGCCGAGTTTCACAAGGAAGCCGCGCACTCGTCTCCGTTTAAGATCGCTGAATTCTTGTACGAAAAATAATGGACTACTGTAGCAAGCCAGAAGAAGTAGCTCAAAACCCAGAGGCCCTTGGCTTGATGGCGCTCATTTCTAATGGCAATGAAGCGGCATTTGATCTCATCTGGAGGTGCTGGAACTTCTTCCACCTGTTAGACGACTTGATCGACAAGGACAAGCCTGTCACAATTACTGAAGCAGCCAGAGAGCTGTTTCTATTTACTCAGACAATTGCCTTAAACCCGTTTTTCCAGCAAAACAAATTTAGCCTGCTTCCGATGATTCTTAACGCCTGCAATGGCTGGGTTGCCGGAGAAGAGGCAAGCGGCAAAGAATATGCGCCTGTTTTAAAGTGCAGCGATTTTAACATTTATTCTCATGTAGCCTTTCTTGTTGGAGGATGGGATCACATGAGATACGTTGACTCAAAATTCAGAACTTACGATAAGGAGTAATTTATGGGAATGTACGGAGGCGGAGGCGGCGGAACAACAGTAGTGCAAGCACCAGCGGCTCCTAATTATCAGGAGTCGATGCGAGACATTCTTAAGGGCCAGGTAGAAATGGCGCCTGAGGTGTACGCTCGTGAATCTGAGTACCAGCCTAAGTACGCCCAACTTCAAGCGCAGACTCAGGCGTATTTGGGAGAACAGTCGCTGCAACAAGCGGCGAGGATGTACCCTCAGATTGCGCAGGTTGAAGCTCAATACGGTGCAGCCAATCGAGCAGCAGAGCTTCAGCAACTTCAAACTACCCTTCCCGAGTATCAGAAGGCGTTTTCTACACTGACTCCGGGCTACCAAGAAGCCCTTGGATCTGCCGGCCAGCTTGCACAGCAGTCGATGGCTCGCTCCTTGCAGGCGCCACAGCTTACCGCTTTTGAGCAGGGCGTTGGTGGACCGCAAGTAGGCGGCATGATTGGCAGGGTCCGCGGGCCACAGATGCAATCTGGCCTGGGACAGATTAACCAGGATACCGTTCAGCAATACCTGAACACAATGCCAGGGATGCAGGACTATGCCAGTTTGCTGGCGCAGCAGTCCCAAGCTGAACTGGCCGCCGGCAGAAACCTCACCGCTGAAGAGCAGCGTCTTGCCGACCAGTCTGCTCGTTCAGCCTTTGCCGCTCGTGGAACCGCGCTTGGTGGTCGAGCAGCAAACGCCGAGATCTTGAATCGTGCTTCTGTTCAGAACCAACGCTACCAGCAGCGCCTTCAGAACTCAGCCGCGGCCGCGGGCACTATTCAGGCAATCTACCAGCCCGCTCTGGCTCAGTCACTGCAACGTCAGCAGGCTGGTCTTGAGTATGGCTTGGGCGCACAGCAGCAGGCTTTTGGTCAAGCTCTGCAAAGGGAACAGCTTGGCATGGGTGCGCAGGAAACTGCTTTTCAGCAGGCGTTGGCTCGTGGTCAAGCAGAGCAGCAGCGCATGCAAGCTGGCACTGCCATTCAGGCTGGTCAGGCTCAGCTTGGTGCCGGCGCCCTTGGTCAACTTCAGGCTGCTCAGGCTCCCGTGTTGCAAGCATTCTACAAGCAGCCCATCCTTCAGGGATCAGCCAATGCTGCACAGCAAATGGGCTACAACATGGGCCAGGCTGCCGGGCCACAGCTATTCAACCCGGAGAGTCAGACTGGCATGGGCTCGATCTATGGCGCCTACAACGCGCAGATGAACCTTGCAGGGGCTCAGGCTCAGGCTAATGCGAGCAGGTCTGCCGGGAAGAGCAGCATGACAGGAAGCATTATTGGCGGCGCTCTTGGCGCAATTGGCGGTATATTTTGCTGGGTGGCTCGCGAGGTGTACGGCAGCGAGAATCCAAAGTGGCTTGAGTTTAGGAGATGGATTTTAACAAACAGCAGCCCCGAATTGCTTGATGCCTACATTGAGCATGGTGAAGAGTTTGCCAAATTCATCTCAGACAAACCAAAGCTGAAGCAGCTTGTAAAGGCGTGGATGGACTCTAAAATCTCCTAGTTTATGGCAAAACCAATTAATCCCTACCAAGGTCCGGCTCCAGCAGCCATGAGCCAGATGGGCGCAGGACTCCTTGAGGCTGGCGCAAACATCGGACGCACCATTCAAGGCGGTTACGAGTCCATGGGCAAGGGCATTGCTAGTGGCATTACTGCTGCTGCCGATGCGTATAAGCAGTACAAGGAAGACCAAGCCAAGTTTGATGCCACCAAGAAAATGTTTAAGACATTTAGTGGCTCTCTTAACGAGCAAGAGCGGCAAGGCATTGATGAAATCTTTGCTGATACGTCCATGTCAGTCAGGGAGAAGAACGCGCTTGCTCCAACGCTCATGCAGTATCTGGGTGCTTCTCAGCAGCAAAAGCAGGCATTGGAGAAGCAGAAGGCAGAGCTAGATGCTGCGTTGGCGCGGACACAATTTAGCGAAGGCGCTGCCACCGGGCGCACAGCAGCGCAGATTGCTTCACAAGAAGGGCAGCCAATGAGACAAGCTGTGGCAGGATACATGTTCCCAGAAGAGCGGCAACCAAGCGCGCCGACCTCGCTGTTTGGGCCCATGCAGGTTCCACAGCAGCCTACTATGTACTCACCACAGCCGCAGAACACATTTGCTGTGCCAAAGAAGTTCTCTATTCATAGTCAACGTCCAGAGCAACGATAACATGGCAAACCTTCCACCAGCACTGCTTGATTACATTCCACAGAGTGTTCGGCCTATGGCTGAAGCTGGAATGCAGTTTCGTCAACAACGCGACATAGAGAAAAAGCAGCAAATGCTTGAAGCGCAGTCCGCTTTTCAGCAGCAAATTGAGCAAAATAAGGCTGCGCTGGAAAAGCAAAGGATGATTGCCCTGGCTGGCATTGATGCCGAAGCCAAGGAGCTTGATCAGGAGACGTTAAACTTTCCAGCGGTCAGGCATGATCTAAACAGGGAGCGACTGCTTGCTGAGTTGGATTACGCCAAGAACATGGCCAAGCTCAATACATACGGATTTCCTGCACAGGTTGCTGACAGGGAAATCAAAATGGTTGAGGACTCTTTTAAGGACAGATACGGAGAAGACTTAAAGAGCTACAAGCAGACTAAAGGATATGATTCTGCAAAAGAGAATTGGGGAGAAATCCAAAAGCGCGGCAGTGTTATTAGCACCGTAAAAGAGCAGCTACTGCAAGGGCAGGATCTTCTCATGAAGGGAGATCGTGACGGTGCTCTTGGCTTGTTTAAGCAGACTGTAATGAAGGGCATCAACAGCATCATCTCTCCAGATGCTGTGCAGATTGGTGAGTTGCTCATTCGTTACCCTGAGCTTCTAAGCGCAGGAGAAGTTAACCAACTTAGGGGCAATTCCTTTTTTGGAAGTGTTACTCCATTTTTCACCAAAATAATTAACAAAGACCCGATTCTTGAAGAGGACAAAACAAGGCTTGCTACAGCACTTGGAAATGTTCCCTTAAAAGACCGGGAAAACTTTGTAACTAAACTGCTTCAGAAAGCAGAAGCAGACCCGGAACGGTTCTACAACATTGCAACGTACAGCCTTAATGGCGCCTCGAACGCATACAACAATGATGTGCAGTCTAGGATCATTTCTGCCACAAGCCCAGGCATCGCCAGAGAGCTTGGAGCATTCACGATTGGTCCTGTAAAAAACATCAGACAGCTTGCTGATGAGCGTGAAGCCATAAACAAGCAGGCAGACGAAGCCACCATGCCGTTTGGCAGCACGACATTCCGGCAGCAACCTACTCAATCCGGTTCAACACAGATGCCAGCGCAGGCGCCTGCCGCTTCTCCGTTTGGTGCGCCTCCAGCCGGGGCAGTAAGAATCAAGAAACGCTAATATGCCTACCTACGATGTTACTGTTGGCGGTGTTGATTACGAGGTTGATGCCCCAGACGAGACAAAGGCTTGGGAGTATGCTAACTATACTCACCAACAGTCTGCAACTGCCGCTCCGGTGCCAGTTGAAGACACTCAAAGGCTACAGACTCCTCTAGGCAATGAGCCTGGCATGGCTGAGCAGGCCGCCGCGGCTGCTGCTCCAGTAATTCGTGGAGCTGTGCCGCCATTAGCCAACATGGCTGCTGGTACTGTTTTGGGCGGCATGGTTGGTGGTATTCCTGGCGCAGCACTTGGGGCTTCTGCTGGAGCAATTGCTGACATGGTTGGGGACCCGTTGGTGCTTGGCGTCAACAAGCTGTTTGGCACTCGAATGAGTACGCCCACAGAAGCTTGGACCCATATAATGGATCAGGCCGGCATTCGTGAATCTTCGACTGAACACGACAAGCTGCTTGAGGCTATTGCCAGAGGTGGCGCAAGCTCTTTGAGCACCATTGGCGCTGCTGCGCTTCTTAAGCAGATGGCTTCGCCTATTGCCAGAGCAATTGGCACTGCTTTTGCATCGCAGCCCATGCAGCAAGTTGCTGGTGGAGCGATGTCCGAGCTTGGAGCACAGGCTGGATCGGAGACTGCTGGTGCGCTTGGATTTGAAGATGCAGGCCAAATTGTTGGTGGCTTAATTGGCGGAGGTATGGGCGGCGTTGCTGGATCGAGAATGGCTGCTCCGCGTTCGTTTGCGTTGCCTGAGTTGCAGGTGCCTGGGCTAAATGATGCAGCAATCAGGGAAACCGTTGAGCAGGCCAGAAAGGCAGGCAGGCCGGTATTTACTTCTGATGTTTTGCCACCAAAAACAACTTTTGGCAAAAGAGCACAAGACTTCAGTGAAGGCACCCTGCTGGGCACCGCTGCTGCTCGTGATGCGCAGCAAGCTGCCAGGCTGGAAGCTATTGACGAAGTGCTGAATTTATTTGGCGCAGGCGCAGATAAAGAGTTGGCTGCGTCTATTGCCCAAAATGTTAATAAAACAAAATCTGACTACATTGCTCACTGGAGCGGGCAAAAGAACAGTGTCCTTGATCGAGTGTCATTTGGCATTCCGTCTCTGAAGTCACCAGAACTTGCGAGGACATTCATTGCCTTGAAAGAAGAGATTGATGCGCTCAATCAAACCAACAGGCAATTGTATGCCCCGATTGTTGCCAAGCTGGAGGCATTCGGAAAGGGTCTTCTTGGTGACGCGATTCTTGATCCGGCTACCGGAAACGTGCTTGGATACAATGGCCTAACACTAAAGGCAGTTGAGCAAAATCTTCAGGCTATTAAGCCGTTTTTGACAAGCGACCAATCTCTGGCTTCCGTTAAAAGCCCACTGCAAAAGATTGGCAACAAGCTTTATGGTGCTCTGTCAGAAGACATCAAGGGAGCCATCCGCAACGCTGAAGGGCAGCCGGCAGTTGACCAGTACACCATTGCAAAGGCCAAGCTTAAGGAAGGCATTAAAGACCTTGAGTCCACTGCTTTGCGTGCCATCTTTCGCAAGGCCGATGTAACCCCGGAGCAAATCAACACTGCTCTGTTCTCAAAGAAGCCAAGTGAAATACGGCTGCTTTACAAAAACCTTGATGCAAATGGCAGATCAGTTGCCAGAGCAGCGATTCTCTCAAGAGCGGCAGAGATGGCGGTCATCGAAGCAACCGGAGAGTTGTCCACAGCCAAGTTCTCTACTGCTCTTGGAAAGCTCTCAAAGCAAACAGGCGTGTTCTTTTCTGGAGACGATCTGAAGGCTGTTGAGGGTCTTGCAAACTACCTCAATCTGACCAAGCGCGCTGAAAGCTTCAACGTAGACCCAAGAACTGGAGCAAGATTACTTGCACCACTTGGGGTCGCAATGCTTGTCAACGCCGCTGGAAAGGCAATGGCAGTAGCATCAATGGGAACTGCCGGCCTGCTTGCCAGGGCGTATGAGTCGTCAGTTATACGCAAGCTTTTGACGGAGTTTCCCAGACTTAAGAACAACAGTGACGAACAAATTGCAGCGATCAAGCGAATCTCAGAAGCCATCACAGCGGAAGCCGGCAACTACGAGAAGGAGCGCATTCGCAACAAACAACTTACGTTTATTGCAGAAAACATTGTTTCTGAGCAGCTTGGAAATGGAACCATCGTCACCGACAACAGCACTGGCTACCGGATAATTTCCAGAGACAACAAGAAGTACATCCTCCATGCTCCTGATAACAAGCGCATTGGAATCTTTGATGACTTTGAGCGTGCTCGCAACCGGGCAGAACTAGAACACAGAAAACGTAAATAACACCATGCCAATCAAGCACTCACCAACCGAGAAGGCTTTCGTCCAGAACATCAAGGCCGAGATTGCCTCAGGCAAGCCACCCAAGCAGGCTGCTGCCATTGCCTACTCCGTGCAGAAGGAAGCAGCCAAAGCGCAGGCTGCCGCAAAAAAACGCTAAAGGTCTATTGACCTCCAACCGAATCTCTAGTTGTCTGCCAACCAGCGGTGGTTGCTGCGGGGGCTGTTGCTCCTGCCCACTTGCTGAAGACACCAAAACGAAAACATGAAAGTTGCTAAAATCTCTGACCTTACAAACCTCGCTGACGGTTCCATCATCGGAGAGATGTCCGTGCAGGTTAAGGCCGCCTTCCCACCTAAGACCGGCGAAGGCAAGTTTGGACCTTGGCGCGTAGTTGCTGCCATTCTTAAAGACAGCACCGGCGAAGTGCGTGCGTCCTTCTGGACCAATGACGAGATCAAGGACCTCATCGGTCAAACGATCACGATCAAGTCTCAGCCTACCAACAAGGGCTTGCAGGGCTTGTCCGTGAAGTACTCGAAGCATTCCGACAGTAACGAGTTGAATATCTCCGAGAAGGCTGCGATCATTGATAGCGTCCGCGGCGCCGAGAAGCAGTACGAGCAGGCTGTGAAGACCAACGCCTCACTGGCTTCCGGTCAGGGAGCAGGCACACCGGCTGACGCTAAGCGTCTCGTATTTCAGAGGGCGCAGTTGTACGTCCAGTGCGCTGCTGCTGCCAAGTGGGCCGCCGAGCAGGCTGGCATCACAGCAGCGGAAGAGATTCAGGCTGTGCGTGCTTCGCTCTTTATCAGCGCAGACAAGGCTAACCTGTTTAACTGCTTTCCGACTGCCGCTGCCAAGCCTGCTCCTGTTGAGGTTGAGGATGAGATCCCGATGGGCAAGGTGGTCGATGAACTCGAAGCTGAAGCCGGATGGTAAACTCACGCCAAAAGGGTGCTCGTGGCGAGCGTCTCTGGCGCGATGAACTCCGCGAGGCTGGCTTCACTGCTCGCAGGGGCCAGCAGTTCGCCGGGGGCACCGACAGCCCGGACGTGATCTGCGAGGAGCTTGCTGGTCTTCACTTTGAAGTGAAGTGTGTGCAGGCCCTCAACCTTGACGGTGCCATCGACCAAGCCAAGCGAGACGCTGGCACACTCAAGGACTGGGTAGTCGCCCACAAGAAAGATCGTAAACCATGGCGCGTGACAATGAGCAGCGAGTTGTTCTTCAAGCTCTTGCGCGACGGCATGGATGGGCTAAACAAGTTGCCCAAGTAACTCTGGGACGCCAGATCGGGAACGCCGCCAAGAGTCAATGGGCGTGACAGTCGGGAGAGACCGGCAAGAACTCGGCCAGAGTGTGCGAGTGTTGCCTGCACATAAAATGATTGCAACACTGGGAACGCCGCCATGCTAGGCGTGACTTGCCGAGGAGAGATCGGTCAGGGGCTGCGCATCTGTCAACACGCAGACCAACAAACAAACCAAACACTGATATGGACATTGAAAAAGTAGTAGCAGCACTTGCTGAGTATGGCCGCGAGATGGCTGAATCCGACCCCGCAGTTCAGGAGCTTCGGGCTGAGGTGGAGCGACTGAAGCAGGAACTTTCCGACTCAACCAACCACTACAATGGGATCATCAACGATCTTGTTAAGTTGCGCGACGAAGCCAGCGCCGAGGTAGAGCAGGTAAAGATTGGCTCCGATTCCGCAGTTCAGGCCCTTCACGAACATATCAGGGTGCAAAAGAGCATTTCAGATGCTCACTACGAAAGCTACTGCGAGATGCTCAAGCGCATTGATGTTGTCGCCAGAGAGCGTGATGAGGCTCGCGAAGAGGTGGAGCGACTAAAAGGAGATGTTGCGAACCAGATGGAGATAAACCATGCGGTTGTCACAATGAAGGTGCCCACGCGCCTAGAACCCTCCCGCCTTGAGATTGCGGCGATGCTCGTTGCTGGCAGGTTCTCCAACACGGTGTATGTGACGGAGGTTAAGGGCACTTGGATTAAGTACGCACTTGATGGGGCAGACGCACTCATCGCAGCAGCGAAGGAGGTGACGAAATGAACATCACGATCAAAATTACCTACTGGGGCGGCACCGTTATGGATGTCTGCATTCCTGTTTCCATTGAGACACCCAAGCCTGTTGAGGCGCCGCAACCGGCTCCCGTGGCAGAGGAATCGCCTGCCATGCGCGACGATGAGGTTGTGACAGCCGAAGACCTAAAGCCCAGCGGCAAGCGGTATAAGTCCGTTGTTGAAATGGTTGAAGCAAATAGTGCTTTCTATGGACCGGAAGTGCTGGAGGCTCTCAAGGAAGAGTTGCTTCCTGAGCCAGAACCGCCACAGGAAACAGGCGACCAATTTCCCTGTCAGGATGGGTTCTACTCGATCCCGCCGAATCTTTACTCAGACTTCTGTTCTGCATTCGGTCAAACAATGGTAGACCGTGAGTTGACCTTGGCCTGTCTCTGGATCAAGAGCAACCCTACCAAGCGCAAGACTCGCCGCGGTATGGGACGCTTCCTGAATGCCTGGCTGTGCCGGTCTCAAGGAGAGAAGCGGCAAGCACTGAAGGGACGCACTGGCTCCCTGCTTGATTCCGCACCCAGTTCGCAGAAAGGTTGGTAATGAAGATTCCAACCCCGGTTGAGGCTGAGCGTGGCATTGCTAGCATAACGCTCAACCATCCTGAGCTTGTTCTCAACTCAATCAGTGACGCTGCGTTCAACCCGACATTCATCTATGACCGGCTTAGTCGAGACATAGTTGAGATCGTGCTGGACCAGGTGTCCAGACGGGCTGTGTGTGACGTGCGCATCATCTTTGAGAAGTTGCGTGAGCGGAATGAAAACGTGCAGTTCCACGAGGTCACTGAACTCTACACACTCATGCCGATTGCCGGGGCCTTGAAGGGGCTCATGGAGATCGTCAAGAACGCCAGCAAGCGGAGGGCAGTAGTAGCCGTGCTGGCCGAGGGGATGCAGTTTGCCGAGTCCGCTGATGTCAGCACTCCTGAGCTAGTCAACGGCTTGGCCACCGGGATTGAGCGCATCCGCGGTGAGATGACTCCCCCCATTCGGCTGGACACTCAGGCGCTCATCATGGACGCCATCACCCGTTATCAGGAAGGTGATGACCAGACGCAGCGTATCCGCACTGGGTACGACAAGCTCGATAACCTGACTCCCATCCGTTACGGTGACTTCTTGGTCATCGGTGGCCCAGAAAAGTCCGGCAAGACCATGCTGGCAATCAACATCGTCGCAAACATACTCAATGAAACTCGTTAATCTCACTCCTCATACCATTAAAATCAGCGGGCATCCAGACGTAGAACCGTCCGGCTACATCGCCCGAGTCAACACGCAGCTCCAGCAGGTGGGCACCGTCAACGGAGTCCCGCTCATGACCAGCAAGATGCTGGGCCTATCGAACGTGCCAGACCCACAGCCTGACACGATGTTCATTGTGGCCGGCCTGCTGCGCATCCAGTTGCCAGACCGGAAGGACCTGGTATCACCCAGCAAGATGATCCGCAACGAACACGGTGCCGTTGTGGCCTGTGGTGCCTTGGAGGTGAATCCATGAACGCGATACAAGCATCACTTAGTGGATTTTCTCCTGAAATTGATACTAAGTGGAACGTGCTTAACCTTGGGGCTGGAGTGCAATCGTCAACACTAGCACTAATGGCTGCAACTGGCGCAATCACTCCAATGCCAGACTTTGCTATATTTGCGGACACTCAAGCCGAGCCACAAAGCGTTTATCAGTGGCTAGACTGGCTGGAAAAACAACTGCCATTTCCTGTGCATCGTGTCACGCGGGGAAATATGACAGATCACATGCTTGAAATACGCAAAGCAAATGATGGTAGATTGTACACAGCAAGCATGATTCCTGCATTTATGCAGGCAATAGATGGAACCATTGGTTTGCTAGGAAGATCGTGCACATCAACTTATAAAATTGCGCCAATTCTTAAAAATTTAAGGAAGTTGTGTGCAATTAAGCGCGGTGAAAAGAAGCTACAAATCACACAGTGGATTGGAATTAGCTATGATGAAATCCATCGCATGAAGCCAAGCCGAGATGCTTGGACTCAACATAGGTGGCCGCTGATAGAGCGCGAAATGCGAAGACATGATTGTATTGCGTGGCTTAAAAAGCACGGATTTCCAGAACCACCTCGCAGTGCATGTTTTTACTGCCCATTTCACTCAAATAAGGAATGGAGAAATCTTAAAGAGAACGAGCCAAAAGCGTTTGCAGAAGCCATAAAAGTAGAAAAAGAATTACAACGAACTAAGGCGGAAACAGATAGAAAAAAATCAGTTCCTTGGTTGCATAGATCCTGCAAGCCCTTGGAAGAAGTTGATTTTTCAACAGAAACAGATGCTGGGCAACTTGATATGTTTGGAAACGAATGTGAAGGACTTTGTGGCGTATGAAACACATCGGACTCATTGGTCTGGCAGGATCAGGCAAGGACACCGCGGCAGGTGCTCTGTACAAATTGGGCTACTATCGGGTGGCATTTGCTGACCGTGTGAAAATGCTGGCACGTTCCTTTGGCTGGGACGGCAAAAAGGATGAGCGTGGAAGGGCGCTGCTGCAAGACTTGGGCATGGCAGGGCGCCGGTACAACCCAGACACCTGGGTGGAGTTTGTGCAGTTTTTGGAAGAGGACTGCAAGCTGGTCTACACTGACGTCCGCTTCCAGAACGAGGCTGACTACATTCGCTCCAAGGGTGGCATCATCGTCCGCATCGTGCGTCCCGGAATTATTTCAGAAAACCACGAATCAGAGCTAAAGCAGTGCGAGATCCCTGCCGATATAGAACTAGCCAATGATGGCACCATCGAAGACCTACACAACAAAATCAGAAATTTAATTAAATGATACACAGGAACATACCAATGCAGGAGTACCGGGCCATGGAGGGCCTATCGAAGCACGAGCTGGACAACTTTGCAGTTGCGCCGGCCTACTACGTCCACCGTAAAAAACAGGAATGGAAGCCCAGCCGTTCCATGGAAATGGGCACGCTCATCCACAGCCTGGTCCTTGAGGGCCGCGTGGATTACGCAGTGGGGCCGGACGTGGACAAGCGCACCAAGGCCGGCAAGGAAGAGTGGGCACTCTTCTGTGAGGAGAACCTGGGCAAGACGATCATTACTGAAGCCGAGGCTCAAGTGGTCATCGGCTGCTACAAGGCTTGCGAGCCCTTGATGGAGCACTGTGCCTACGACAGCGACAATATTGAGACCAGCATGTTCTGGGAGCGTGACGGGATCAAGTGCAAGGGCCGGCCTGACATGATTGCCACTATCAACGGCGAGACGTGCATCGTGGACTTGAAAACCACGAACGACATCCGCTCCTTCGACAACAGCTTTAACCGATTTC